CATTGAATAGAAATGAGAATTTGACTTGAATACCATATTGCATACAAAGGCCTTGTAAGTCCAAACAAGCCTTCATGTATAGACCGTGGTTCATACCGCCATACATTGGTGTTGCTACAAACAGACTCTTTGTTTGTAAATCTTCTTTTTTAATTGATATTTCCATTTGTGCTCCGATTATAAAAAAAAGGGAGTACCACTATTACGGTGGTCTCCCTAATAAGCGGTTTAAGCTAAGCTGTAACCGGCTTCAAGTGCTGTGCGCACCATGGCTTTAGTTGGCTTACCAATGCGGTAAGAAGCAACTTTAACACCGTCAGCGTTGTACTTGGTGTTAGTGTAGATAACGTGACCTTCTTGGCGAAGTTCATCGATACGAGCAGACACATTGGTAATACCAAAGCGGCGGCGAGCTTGCTCGACTGTGAAGGTATTGTAACCTTCTGGTTTGCTCAAAGCATTCAACATACGTTGTTTTGCGGATAGTTTAGTCATAATTTTCTCCTAATGACAAAGTTTCAAAGTCTTGCTTTCGCAAGTTACACATCATATCATTATATATGTGTGTGTGTCAAGCGTTTATCGACCAACTTGTGGTAAATATTTCGCTTTCGTGTCTTCCCATGATAGATAAATTAAATCATCATAGAAAAGATTCTCATACGATACGTTGTTTTTCTTCTTCAACATTGAAATACGGCCTTTGGCGTACTTGGTTTTCCAAATCTCCGTCAACGTATCGGTACTGGTATCAAATGATTTTACCAATTCGTTATCTTTAATTTTTTTACAAAGAAACTCATTAGTATTGTTATACAACGGACTAAAATAAATGCCACGTTGATGTTCTGTTCTTGTTAATGCTTTTGGTATGCCAAGTTTTGGATAAGCAAAATGTAAAGAACGATTCTTATGGTCACGTTTTAAAGGTAGGCCTTGTTTGTTTTTGGCTTCCCACCACTCAAAGTATTTACGAGTATGTTCTTCTTTCAGCCATTCGAAAATCATCTTCTTTGTGGAACGGGAAGGTTCGAAAGCAACTGAACCAGAAGAAAATCCCATCTTATTCCAATGTTCCAAACCATCATACTGAGAAAGACCACCGGACTTTGTGTTACCATAAAGTGAAGTAGTAGTAACACCAACAAGTGTATCTCCATATTTTTCTTTCCAATCTTTCTGAACGGTGTCAGATAAACATAACAAGGCAAGCAACTTGCCACCCATATAATTATAACCAAGTGGTTGTAATGGAACAATAGTAGAACCAATGGCAGTATGATTAATCATACCCTCTGAGGTCTTTACAGTTCTATCCCAACCAATCGATTTATCTCTTGGAGTCAAGTCCAAGAAATCGGAAGATATACAAATAACACCTAGATAATTTTTTGTAATCTCGTCTTCAATGGTATAAAATAAATTACGGCCAATATTACTATTGTTCTTCATCGTGGAAGAAAAAGTACGAATAGCATTCCAAGTTTCTGCTAACTCACCATTATGTAATTTCAATACAGGTTTAAGTTTGGCATAATCATCTGGCTCTTTTGGCATCCAGAACTTGGATTTAACTTTCTTAATAAGTAATTCTTGTTCTGGGTTTTCCCACTCAAAGGTCTGGTCACCAAACACATCCATACGCATCTCACCAGGATATCTCTCTTTCACTTCACACCACTTTTGGTATAAGGTATACTCTCGGACATCCATCTTAGAGGCATAGGTTAAATCTTCTGTTAAGAATTTAACCAACTCATCTTTGTCTATATGTTTAAATGTATCAGGCGGGTTGGATTCAGACCAAACTCTCCATTGTTCTTCTACAAACTCAACAGGTGTCGCCATTATATCAATCTCAATTTCTTCAAAGTTTTATGCCGTTTTTTCATACCATAATCTAATGCCAACGGTTTCGCCTTATCAGTATACAATATTCCGTTCATATGGTCAAGCTCATGAAGAAAACAACGAGCAGAAACACCAATGTAAGTGGCATTTCTAGTAACGCCATTGAAGTCTTGGTATTCCACATCAACTTCTTTTGCTCTGGTAATTTTTAATCCTAGGAAAGGAAAGGACAAACAACCTTCCGTCATATGTGTTTCATCTCTGGTTGCAATAACTTTTGGATTAAAAAATGCCACATATTCTTCTCCGGCACCCATTACAAATACACGATATGGTAATCCACATTGATTTGCCGATAAACCAATACCGTGGTGATGTTTACAAGTATCTACTAAGGCAGATGCCAATTGATTTGGATTAATTGGTGGATTTTTAAAATCAAAATCATTTAATACTTCTCTTAATAGAGGATGACTTTCATTTACCAAACGAAGAAAATTCTTTGGTTGGTCTACAACTTTGGATTGTTTTACGGAATCCTCCGTATTATATACAAATATATCACTTGCACTCATTTGGCCACCTGTGAAAAATTATTTTTCTTTTCAAATTTAATAATAGACCTAAACTTATCAAAAAGTTGGTCTCCCTTGTGAGAGATAACAAAGATGTTGGTATCGGTACCCATCTCATGTATCAATTTTAAAAATTCTTCTGTACCAACACCATCCAATGATGAATCAAATACTTCATCTAGTATCAATAGGTTTGTATTGGTAGAGTTCTTTAACTTGGCAATCTGTCTCCATGTAAAAAGGAGTGCTAAGTCTATACGCATCTTCTCACCTTCAGAGAAATTGGCATAAGAGAATTCATCACGGTGTCTACTCTTAATTGTTTCTTCAAAGGACTCATTAATATTAAAGTTAACAAAGAAGTCCATAGCAGTTAAGTACTTGTTAATTAACTTATTCATAATAGGCAAATATTGTTTAATGATTTTGGTCTTGATACCAGTATCTTTCAATAAAGAGCCTGCAAATTCATAGTACTGTTTCTCTACTGCCAGTTCTTCTTGTTTGGTTACCAACTCAAACAGTTGAGTTTTCAAATCCAAAAGCTTGGTGTTTTCTTCTTCCAAATTATCTTTACGGTTGGATAATTCTGTAATCTCTTTTTGTAACTTACCAACATATTCATTAACAGCAGATATGGTAGAGTTGTGTTTTACAATCTCATTATTATGACCACCAATATGTCTGATAATATCTTGTATCTGTTCTATACGTTGATTGGTTTGAGAAATCTGGGTTGCAATTTCTTTAAGTCCTTGACGTTGCGTATCAACCTTGGTTCTACTCTCAGTCACTTGTGTATCTTTAAACTCACCCACAATGGTTTGTTTACAAGTAGGACAGTTATCGTGTTCTTCATAAAAGGCAATATCTTTTTCATTCTTTTTGATATTAGTTTCAATCTTAGATTCTAATTGTAATAGTTTCTTACTCTTAGTTTCCATAGACATTTTGTCTTCAATCTTCTTCTGAAGAATATCAATATGTTTCTGTATCAGTACAATGTCTTTGGATAGTTTATCAATTTGTTTTTGACTGTTGGTAATCTCAACATTCTTTTTAACTATTTCTTCGTCATTACGGTTCTTATGGTCTTCAATATTTTGTTTCAGGAAACTAATCTTCTCTGAAGTTAGGTTCATTTCATACTTGTACTTTAAAGAATTATCTTTTATAGTTGTCATTCTTTCTTTTACCACGGCATTCATAGAAGAAAAGATTTGAATGTCTAACAGGTCTTCAATGATTGCTCTACGGTCGGCAGGAGACAATTGCATGAATGGTACAAAAGAAGCTGAACCAAGGATGACTACTTGCGTGAAAGACTTATAATTTAATTTGAGAATAAATTTCTCTAAGTGTTCTTGATAATCTTTTGCTTTAGCATCCTGGTCAACCAATTTATCATTACAATATACTTCAAAAGTATTGGGTTTAATACCACGAATTACCTTGTATTGTTTTTTTCCAATAGCAAATTCAATCTCAATTACAGCATCTTTACTGTTAATTGAATTTACAAGTTGTGGTTTGTTAATTTTACGAAATGGTTTACCAAAGAGACCAAAACACAAGGCGTCCAGAATAGTGGACTTACCCGCACCATTGTTACCAATGATTAATGTGTTTGGTGACCTTTGTAAATTAATTTCTGTAAATACATTGCCGGTACTTAAAAAATTCTTCCAACGGACTTTTTGAAATATAATCATGCCTGTTCTAAGTTCAATGCCTCAATGTAAAGTTCTTTGAGAACCGATTTGAGTTTATCATTATCAATATGTTCTTCTTTGATACCATCAACAAATTTATTAATGATTGATACAGTATCTTCTGCTTGATTAACTATATCATCATCTAGACCTTCTGTCAAGTCTATTATGTCTTCAGCAATGGTAATATCGACAGGATTGACATTATAAAGGTTTGCCATAAACCTGTCAAACAGATAGGGATTGGTTTTATTCAACACCACAACCTTCACATAGGTACCGGTAAACTTACTGAGGTCTTTACCAGTAATCTCACTTATGGTATTTTCTTTATCATCATAATATACTTTATGAAACATCACATTCGTATTAGGTATAAATTCTAATTCTTGTGTGTTCAAATCAAATAGATGAAATCCTCTTTGGTCATCATAATCTTGCCATGTCAATTCATATGGATTACCCAAATAGTAAATGTTGTCTGAATGACTACGGTGATGGTAATGACCAGAAAAGACCTTATCAAATTTATTAAATGTATTACGGTCAAATCCTTCATAATTTGGTATACCACGATTCATGGAAAACCCAGCAATCTCTAAATGACCCATACAGAGTGTGGCTGATGTATTCTTTAATTCATCCATAGACTGTTCATAATTCTCGGCACAAATCCATGGTAACATACACACATCATGTTTCACTTCACCATAATTTAAATGTATTGTTTGTGGAGAATCAATGATATTAATATTCTCATATTCACCCAATAACAAATTTACTGAATTAACATCATTAGTATTTTTAAAGTAAGTATCATGGTTACCAGCCAACATATGGACTTCAATATTCATTTCTGCCAAAGTATTAAAGAACATTTCTTTGGTACGTTTCAACGTAAAGAAGTTAACATACTTTCTACGGTCAAAAGTATCGCCAAGAATTAATAGTGTTTTAATTTCTTCCTTTTTTAAGGTAGGAAAGAATATCTCTTTATAAAACTTCTCGTAATAATCTAAGAAATGTGTTGAATCATTCCTAGCTCCGAAATGCTGGTCAGTAATTATTGCTACTTTCATGTCCTATTGTCTTTTTTTACAACATCTTTATTAATGTGTTGTATCTGTATTACTAAATTTTTTTGTTCATTAGCAAAGTTGGTTGCTTCTAATAAGGTATTAAAATGTTTGGTATCTAAACCATACCCATCGTCTTTTATATAATAAACTCTGTACATTATATCACTCTCCTAAGAACTTTTCAATACCCTTAGGCTTCTTTACCTCTTTCTTTGCCTTTTTAGCATCTTCATAGTTTTCAATGAACTCTGAAATGTTCTCATAAAGTTCGAATTGCCGTGTGGTGCCATCTTCAAACTCTAACATTTCAAACTCATCTAATATACCCATCTGTTCTGTGGCTTTATACTTCACATATAGTTGTTTCTTTTCTTTTTGTATTCTACGTAGAAAGGCATAGTAAATGATTTGAGTAAAGTAGGCAAATGGATTCTTTGATTTGGTAGGATCAAAGTTATCAAAGTACATTAGACAGTTCTCAATACCATCGGACATCATCTCATCACGATAGGTATAGTTGATAAAGTTTGGCTTATGTGATAGGCCTTCGGCAATCTTCATAAAGCACTCACCAATGTAGTTTGGAATGGGTGGGTCTGGAAGTTTATCCGTCTTACACCTCTTCTGTTCTGCCTTATAATCCATAAGAGCTTGAAGAAAGTCTGGATTGTTAATATAGTGTTTTTGTTTTTTAATCGTTGTTGTCATGTTTACCACATAATGTTATTGACATTCGCTTGACAAGTGTGTACAGTCGAGTATGTCCTGCTTTGAAAGTGTTAATGTAAAGTATCTCCATTACCAGGAAGATCCTCAAATTCATTAATCATTTGAGTAATTTCCTCCTCGGACATTTTAGTTACTTCGTTCTTTGCCTTAATGAGTCCTTTGATTCTAGATACCGTATTGATATAATACTCACAGAACTCCTCATCTGGTTCCAAAATAGAAAGAACATCTTTAGTGAATATTTCCACAGAGTTTCTTTTTACTAGTTGGACAGGCAACCAATGATTCATAATTAAACCTGTATCTCTACTACGATAATCAATTTGGAATTCCATGGGTTCTTCCAATGTAATTCTATCCAAACTAGTTGCTGATACGTTAGCAATCAAGTCTGTACCATTTTGTAGTTTAATAATTTGTGTTTTATACTCAAGCATTTTTTAATCCTATTTTGTATATTTTAAAAGGGAACTGCTCATCATTATATATCTTTGTTCGTTCCACAAAATGTTTTAGTGTATAATTCATATGTTTCTTGTATCTCAAATCATCTGCTATGTCATAAAGCGTTGCCATATCTTTGCCTTCATTTTGTCGTAAGCCTCTTCCAATCGACTGCAAAGTTCGTATTGTTGATTTAGTCGGCATTGCAAATATAATGTTATGCAAATTCCTAATGTTAATTCCAGTAGAAAAAGTCCCAAAACTAGCCACAACAATAGCATCATTCTCAATCTCCATAATTTTACGAATGTTTTCTCTGTCTGTGGTTTCAGTACCACCATATACAAAGAATACTTTTCTATCACCAATCTTCTCAGTGTTTCTAATCATATCATACAGTATTCTACCGTGTTTGTCAACCATTTGAAATAATACTAATGTATTTTTACCTAAGGAAACTGCAAGATTCTTAATGAATTTATTTCTAGTTTCATGTGAAATCAAGTAATCTATTTCTTCTTGGTAAGTCTTATCTTTGGCATACAAACATTCTTCATCTGAGTGTTTGAGTACCAGACATTTGATTTCGAAATTAGATAATTGGTTGTTATCAATTAATTCTTTTGTTGTCGTTACTTTTTTAACAGGACCAAAAAGACCTTCTAACACCAACTTATGAGTTTTGGTACCATCAAGTGTACCTGTTAGACCAATACGATATTTGGCATTGATACAAGATGTAAGTATTGTAGTAAGTGATTGTGCTTTGAATAGGTGTGCTTCGTCACCTATGATATAATCAAATTGTTCAAAGTATTCTTTAGGCAACTTGTACAAAGATTGCCATGTAGAAATTGTAAGTGGTCGGCTTGACACCTTATCTTTTCCTTGATATATTCTATGCACCAAAGATTCAACAGAATCATTGTTATAATCAGCAAAGTCTGAATACAACTGTTCAACCAAAGATGTAGTTGGTACAATAACTAAACCTTTTAGATTTTGATATTTGTGTAATTGTTGGAAAATTAAATATATGATGAGTGATTTACCAGATGCGGTAGGAGATAATAACATTGCTCTACGTCTTTGCATGGCATGAACAAACGCAGAAATCTGATGTTCTCTTACCTCAATAGGTTCACCACGTGCGTGTATGTTTAATTCTTCAATAAATTTTTTGGCGTGGTATAAAGAGAATTCGTCTTCAACAAAGTCGTGTGACCATGTATAATCTCTTTCTTCACAAAACTGTTCTATGTATGGAAGTAATCCAATGTATATTCGATTCTGCCTTAAATCAAACAAACGGATTTTACCGTCCCAGATTTTGTTTCTATAGGCAGGAACAAATTGAAAACCTGGAACAAAGAATGTAAAAAATTCTGATATCTCTTTGGCTATGTGGTTTTCACATTCAACCTTTAAGTATACCTCATTTACTTTTGTTATTACTACGTGTTCTTTATTGTCCACCGATGAATTTTTCCCATGATATAAAATCACGGAGTTGCCACGTTCTCTGTTTC